TTAAACAAAGTTAAAAGAATAATTTAACACAAAATAACACGCAAACCGCTTGCAGGTAAAATAAAATGCGTACATTTGCATCGTGTTAAACAATTAAATACTTATAAAAATGAAAACAACAGATTTAATTTACGAAAATCAGAAAGTGTTAAACGCAATGCAAAACTTGGTATTGCAAAGTAAGAAACACATTGAGTTTTTGGCGGTAAATGCGCCCGAAATTCGCACAAACCTTGAAAGCGTTGCCGAAAGTATGCAAAGGCTCGCCGATATGCTGGAAAATCAAATCGTGTTTAACCGTGATACACGCATCAAGTTTGCGAAAGAGTGCGCCTGCAAAAATCAAGCATACGACTTTATCGTAACTGAAAAACTTATCGGGCGTTTCAAAACCTTTTGCGAATGTTACCCGACAAACTTGTACATCGGTTTAACGGGCGTTGAAACATTGCAGGACAAATAACAATCAGCAAGCGAAAAGAAAAGGCGGTAACAATCAAGTTGCCGCCTTTCTTTTTGTCCTGCCTTTCAGTTACTCAATATAAACGCCGTCAGATAAAGCCGTGTATATCATTTCCTGCTCTTCTGTCAGCATTTCGGCGGTGTGTATGGGTGTAACATCATCGAACACGTTAAACCCTCTGAAATCGCCTAAAATGCCCGTTTGTCTGTCATTGTTTCGCCCGTTGCTTGCGCTCTCGTACCACTTGCAGTAAATGTAAGGTTCTAAACCGTAATATAACATTTCGTTCCAATCATCGCCGCCCACGGTTTTAACTTGGGTGCTTGGTGAAAGGTATATTATTTCGCTGCTTGGTTCGGTTTCCTCAACTTGAAATACAACGCCGTTGCAGGACAAAAGCGCAACCCCGTTGCCCGTTACCACGTTTATAATGTACTGCAAACCTATCGTTTTGCCTGCATAATCTGTATTGAGTGTAACAAACCCTGCAAACGGCAAAAAGATTTGTATTTCGCTTTCGTAGTCGGTGTTGTCCTCATTGTGCGCTGGTACTACCGCCGTGCCGAAATCAAGCGTTATTTTGTCTTGCGCTGGCTGGTGGCAAGATACGCCCGTATTGTAGTTGCAGCATCGTATTACATCGGTGCTGCTTGCGCCTATGTTGGTGTAAACACGGCGTATTTTGTTCACGTATGCGCCCAAATCTATGTTTTCGTATATGGGTGCGCCCGTGCTGGGGTCTGTGCCCGTTTCCTTGAAAAATCGTTTGCCGCTAAACTCTGCCAACTCATCAAGCGTTACCAAATATACGTTTATAGCCCCGTACTGCTCGCCTACAACTGCCACGGGGTACGCACTGCCAATAACTGCAAAATTGCTCCAATTACTGTTTACTTGTATGCTTCCCGTTGCCGTCTTTTTATCGCTTGAAATCGTAAGGTCTTGCGTTTGAGGGACGCCGCTTGCGTTATTGTAATAGAATTGCGGTGTACTTTGTTCGGTGTCAAATTCTGTACCCTCGTTTGCCGTTAATGTAACATTTACCGTTTCCCCGTCTTTCACATATTGCGGCAAGTCCTCGTTAGCGGTGCAATTTGATAGGTTTGTAGAAATTTCTACCACATCATCGTAACTTCCCGTAAGCGTTACGGGCTTTGTCGGGTCTATGTCGGTAATGGTTAGCGTTGCTTGTTGGCTGTATTCCAAATCCTGCACCACAAACGGCGTTTTGGTCGTTGTTCCTGCCTTGTTCGTGTAACTCGCTTTTAGGTCAAAGAAACGCACTTTGTTCGGTATGTATTGCCCCGTAACGGTGAAAGTTGCCGTTTCCCCGTCAAACGTATGTTGTTCGGTTACGCCGCTGCCCGTTATGTTGTTCGTAACATTAAGTTCGGTTGTTCCCTCGCTGGCTGTCGTACCCGTAAGCGTGAAACTCTCGCCCGTGTTGGCATCGTCATACTCCCAACTTGCCGTTTTACCGTCTGGCGAAATTGTCAAGTCCTGCGTATCAGGGTAGCCGTAACTGTCCGTAAACTCCACTTGCGCCGCTGTTATCTTGTAACCCTCGTTTGCCGTTACTTGTATGCTCGCATCATAATAACCGCCCTTTGTTCCCGTTGCGGTCGTGTTCGGTATGTTGTTTATAACTTCCAAATCGTTTTCGCTTCGGGTGTTTCCCGTTATAGTTATTTCCGTGTCTGCATCGGTGTCGGACAACTCACCAAATGCCCAAACCTTTGCGCCGTTCATATCCAAAACAACGCTTTTCGGCGTTCCGCTGGTGTCCTTGTAGGCGGCTGTAATATCGCCTACAAACAAATAACCGTCATTCGTTCTTACGTTTATATCCCAATAACCGCCGCTTGCGTTCCACTGGCTGTTATCATCGTGTGCGTTAGGTATATTTACAATTACTGCCATACTCTTTTAATTTTCGGTTGTTCCTTTCAAAGTTACCATAATAATGCCGCCCGTTTCATTGAGTAACCCCGTATTTGCAAACGGCACTTTCTCGAAATTCGGGGTGCGCTTGTAAACGGTATCACGGTTTGAAATATACGGGTCGGGGTTGTCGCTTTCAGATACACGCCCCGTTGCCGCCAAAATTTCGGTTTCGTAGGTTTTCAGCACATCAATACGCAATGCAAGTTCGTAGGCGTTGTTTCCCTCAAAACTTACCCTTTCCACGAAATAATAACGCCCTAAATCGGGTATGTAACAATAATTGAAAGTCGGTCGGGGTTGCTTTCGTAGTGTTACGGTCGGGCGCAACACATCGAAAGTTTGCCGCAAATCGCCCTCAATCGCCGTAAACTCGCCCAACTGCTTGTTTACCGTGTTCGGGTGTCCGTTGTATGAATAAAAGTTTATCGTTGTCATATCGGAAAGAAAAAAGGCGGTGCGGTGCGCTTTCACCTGCACCCACACCGCCAAAGTTAAACAATCTAATACCTATTGAGTTACTCAATAAAGAATACTACAAAGTTTTCGTTTGTATCGTTGAAATACCCAGCGTCAAACTTGTAATAGTTGTTGAAAAACTCTGCCTTTGCGTTGTAGTTCGTTGTTACTCGTCTGTCAAGATTGCAAACGCCCAACGCATCACGGTCGAACATTACACCCAACACGCCCGAAATTTCAACGGCTTTGCCGCCGCTTTCCTTGATATTAATGTTACCCGTGCTGGCAAACTCGTAGTTCTGTCCGCTGCCCTGCCAAAAAGGTACGGTTTCGGCTTGCGGCAAAAGCACATCGCCACGGTTAAACGTGTCAGAGTAAAGATAGGTTTGCGCTGCCTTTGCAAAGTCGGACAAAAGTACAACGTGTAACATATCTTTCGGGGTAAACCGTTCCTTGCCGCCAACATTGAACACGGTCGAAATGCTTTGCAGGCGGTCGGCATACGTACCCATAACGTAAGACGCAAAGCGGATAAAATCGGGGTCGGTTATCGCCTTTGCCGCTGTCAGTGCGTCAGGGTTCGGGGTCGGCTCGCCGTCGCCCGTTGCAGGTGTTGCAGGGAAATACTTGTCATTGTACAACTTCAAAAGGTTTACACAACGTGCCGTGCTTGCTTTGGAAAGGTCTGCATTGGTTAAATTGCCTGCCGTACCGCCAAACGCAACCGCATCAGCTAACACGGTTTCCGCAATCATATTGTTAATAGTACGCATAATCAAAGCGTCTGCTTTGATAGTCATTGACTTTTCAACGGCTGCATAAATCATCGAAATAAAGCCGTTAAGTTGTGCGGCGTTGCTGAAACTTTCCTTAACCTGCCTTTCGGTGATTGATACGGGCACTTCAAACGTAACCTTTGAGTTGAAAAACTTTGCGGTAACGGTCGGTTTGTGGAACACGTCTTGCGAATAGGTCTGACCGTCCGTCAAGTTCCACGTGTCGTTTTCCTCTGCTTCGGGAACATCGGCACTTATTTTCTCCAACACGCTGCCAAACTCCCACGCATCCATTAAAACGCTCGGCACTTTGCCCGCATAAGGTCGGTTTACGAAAATCACCTTGCCGATATGGTTTACAAGTGATTTTACGTAATTGTCCACGGCATTTTGATTGAACACTTCTTTACCCAAATCCACAATGCCCGTCAAATCCTCGGTTACAATGTCAGTCTTTCCCAACACTTCACCCGATACGCTGTTAATAAGCGTGTAAATCTGTTTTACTTCCATATTGCTAAAAATTAAATTAGTTATTCGTAAATACTCGTTGTTAATTCTCTTACAAGTGCAAAGATAATGTTTTTTCTCCAATTATCACGCCTTAACTGCAATTCTTTTGCAATTTCGGTCGAAATTGATTTGCTTGCGCCCGTTCCTTTGCTGGTTTCGGTCGTTTTGCGGCTCTCTGTGCGGTTTCTCTCATCGTTTGCGGTCTTTCGGTCGCTGTCTGAAAAATCGGTGTCATTGAACGCCTTGTTTGCGCCCGTTTCGGTGTTGTCGGTGCTTTCCTGCAAAGTTACGGTTTCCGTCCGTTCAATTTGCCCCGTTACGGGTGTCAGTACATCGTAATCGGCTAACATCGCCGCCGCTTCACGTTCCCAGCCTTGCACGTTTACCGCAATCACCGCCGAAACAACATCGCTTGCGTTGTCGCTGGTTATGCTGCTTACAACGGTCTTGCCGCCGTACATCAGTAAGGTGTAAGCGTCTAACTTGGTCGGGTCGGTATCGCCGAAAATTGCGGCGTACTCTGTCGGATATTCGGTCTTGAAAACCGCCTGGAATATCCCGTTACCCTTTGTAAATAGTTCGCTGTATTTCATTGCTTATCGTCTTTGTTTTCTTCTGTTTCTTCTGTTTCCTCTGTTTCCTCTGTTTCGGTATCGTTACCGTCCGTTTCCGTTTCCGTTTCTTTCGTTTCTTCTGTTTCCTCTGTTTCCGTGTCGTTTCCGTCTGTTTCGGTGTCGTTTCCGTCCGTTTCGGTTGTTTCCTCTGTCGGGTCGGGTTCTTCTGTCGGGTCGGGGTTTTCCTTTGCCGTTTCCAAATCAGCCGCCAAAGCGTTGTAATTATCCCTTTCCAAACCCCAACTGCTTGCAAGTTTAACCGAAATTTCGGTGTCAAACATCGCATTGATTTTCTCAACTGCATTTTGTCTTTCTTTTAGCATATTATCCACATACGGCAAAAGTACGTCCACATTCATACTTACCTCGCCCAAATTGAGCCTTTCACGCTTCATATTATAATTTGCGTTCAAACCCAATTCGTTGTACATACTCGCCTTGTAGTATTGTATCAGTTCAATAAGTTGTGTAATGTACACGCTGTTTGTGGTCGGGGCTGTCTGCATATTTACGCCCTTGAAAAATGCGTTTTCCCCGATAATTGAAAACTCGCCGTCTTGTATCTTGAGCAAAAACTCATCGGCACTCTGTTTCGTCTTGTCATCGCTGGCACTTATCAGCATCGTAATACGGGTTAAAATGCTGGCTGTGTTCAACGAAATAAGCCCGTCAGTATGCAAGACGGCATAACGCCCAATAAGCGGCAAAAGGCTTTCGCCGTTGCTGTCATTCTCAATCAAAACCCCGTCTTTCTGTATATCGTAGGTTTTGTTTAGCTTTAATGCAGGGTTCGCCACGGTGTAAAGCGTTGCCCGTCCGTAAACATCGGGTTCGCCGCCTTTGCCGCCCGAAAGCGCATACAAAACCCCGTCCACGCTGGTAACAAAGGCGTTGCCCGTGGTCTGCAAAAGCCGCTCCAATTCCTTTTGCGGTATGCTGTCGGGCAAACCCTCATACTCAAACATACTTTGAGTTTTCGCCAACGTGTTCGCAATAAATTCGGTTACGGCGGTGTCTTTGTCCCTTACTTGTTGCTGGTACAACTTGTAAATGTTATCTTTCCTTTTCATCTGTCAAAACTTTAATTAGGGTTGTAAGTTCGGCTAACACTTTCGTATTTTCCGCAATCGTGTCCTTGAGGTGTTCCGTTTCGTCTTGGTGCGCCTGCCTTTGCTTCACCATATACCAAAACAATGCGCCACACATCACAATCGGAAAACCCAAACTTGAAATGATTTGAATAATAGTATTTGCGTCCATATCGTTATTATTTAGTTACTACTTGCAAAGATAGGCATTTATTTCGTAAAACGGTCGGTTTGGCACGAAATTTGCACCAAACCGCCCGTTATTTTCATTTCAGCGAAACTATGTTTGTCTTTGCGCTTGTAATTAAATAATTGCGTACTATTTCGCCTATTTCGTTATCTTGGTAGAAAACTTTGTCTATTGCGAAAAACCGTGCGACTTGTTGTTCAACATAACTTGCCGTGCTTAACAACTTGCGTTTGTAGTTCGGTTTGCCGTTCATTTCAAGCGAATAAATCAATGCGTTTTCCTCATCTTTTATCGGGGTTGTCTTTGCGTGTATGTACGTGAAACATTCGTTGCCTACTTGGATAATGTTACCTTGCAAAACAACATCGTTAAACTTGATATAGTACACAAACAACACGTCTTGCGGCTTGTACTTGCACGGCAAATGCGGATATACGGCAAGTTCCCACTTACCGCCCGTAATCATTTGCAAGTTTTGATTATCGAAACAAAAATACTTGTTGCTGGCTTTGTGTTGTACTATCGTGCTGCAATACTCCACCGCCACTATTGCGCCGTGTTCGCCAAAGCGGTATATATCTATCGTGCCTTGCTCCATAAACGGCACTTGCTTCAAACCCATTTCAGTAAAGTACGGGCAAAACTTGTTTACCGTGTTACCTAACATAAAAACCTTAACATCGTTGCGCTGGCGTATTATCGTACTCAAAAGGTTCATAAACAACATAAACTCATCGGGCAAATAATACCGCCGTGTTAGAAACTCGTCAAATACTATCGTTGTAACATTCGGGTAACTGCTGCTTTTTTCGTGTTCCTGCTCTGAAAGGCAAAACCCGTAACAAAACGGGGTCGGGTCGGGTGTCCGCTTGTTTTTCTCTGCATCGTAGAAAGATAAAAACCACTTGTTAGACATATAGAAAACTTCGTTAAATTTGCCCTCTGTCAGTTCCTCAATAAGACCGTTTGCCACGTGATTTGCAAACAGACTTTCGGCACGTTTGCCCCGTAAATCCTCACGCCAACGGCGTATATACGCCATTTGCTTGCCCGTCTTGATATAGTTTTCCAAACCATATTTTAAGGCGGCATAAGTCTTGCCGTTTGACCTTTCGCCAAATATAACATTATAGTCGGCGTTCTTACTTAAAATCGCTTTCAAGTCGTAAAATTTCGGCTTGTCTGTCTTTGTCTTTCTTGTTGTCATAACTCTTTTATTTTAGTCCTTAAATTTAATACCTCGCAAATAATTTATATACATAACCGAAAGGGAAAGGCTGTACCCCGTTGGCTCTAAATGTACGCCCGTGCGTTCGTTGTAATGCGCCGTGCCGCCTTTGTAGTCGGTTATTTCGCCTTGTATCTCGTAGTCTATGTAAGTATGTATGTTTTTGCCCGTTGCTTGCGGTGGAATATCCAAATAATTAGTGAAAGCGTCAAATATCCCGTTTTCCCCGTACTTTTCAATAAGGTACGGAATAGCGGCTTTTTTGTTCACGCCCGAAACGGTTAAACTGAAATCGTATGCCCGTCCGCCTGCTTTGAGTGCGTTCGGTTCTTGCACCATATAGCGTTTAGCTCCCAGCGTCTTAAACCGTGTATATGTACCTTCAAAATCCCAAACGCCCAAAGTCTTTGTTATGCCTTTGATAGTTTGAGGTTCGCAAAGCGAAAACGGCAAACCGTGGTGTTTGCAGGCGGCACGTAATTTCATTTGCACCTGCATATTATACGCCTTGAAATATGCTTCGTGCGCCTTGCCGTTCATTATCTTAATGCTATCCGTGTCGCTGTATATGTAATCGTCTTTTGCTTCGTGTATGCCCGTGAAAAGGTTGCGCCGTGCGTATGCGGTTACGAAAATGCCCCACGGGTAAAACAAGAAACGGTTTTTGCTGGTGTTGTACTTGTACAAAAGTTCCTGCTTTTGTTCGGCTGTCATTGAGTTAATATCCCATTCGCCATTATAGGTAAACTCATCACGCAAAGGGTTGGTAACACTCATACCGTAACAACTGTTTAACATTTCCTTGCTGTTAAGATATTCCACTTCTTTGCCCTCAACGCCTTTTAATTTCGTCTTGCTTTCGTACAAATGCAGGATAGACTTTACAAACGGGGTCGGCAAATAGTCTTTCTTGTAACAATACATTTCACCCACTCGCATACGTTCCCACGAATAAAAGTTTTTGATTATGTGGAAATCCACATCAGTAATTGTAAGTGCTATTTTTGAAGCCGCCACAATACGCCCGTTATTCTCGCACGGGTTTTCTTTCACGAAACATTTGCTTGCCGAAATCGGGTTGTCTTGCGTTTCGCTGGCAAATATGTTGGTAAACTCAATATCGAACACGCAACAATACTTTGAAATCAAAAACTCAAATTGCGCCATACTCTTAACCGTGATTGCAACGCCTTGCGACATCGGGTATTTTTCCGCTATCATTACATACGGGTAACTGCTTGTAAAGTCGTAACTATCCACGTTATACATTATTTCGTCTGTATATTCGGCGTTTGCGTGTGTGAAACCGCCTGCAAACGCACGTTGCAGCATATTAAATTCATTCATACCCGTAATTTGTAGTTCCTGCATCAGGTTTACATAGTCCCAATTCGGTACGGTCTTTCCTGCATCGCTTTTTTCACGCAAACAATGCGCACGACAATACTTGCGCACAAACCCCGTCTTTGTTATCGGTATGTGCGTTATCCCCTTGCTTTCCTCTATACGTTCCTGTATATAGCACATAACGACTTTAATATCGTTTATGCAGTAATGTATTTCCGCATCAGTCAGCGGCGTTTCGCTGTGCCTTATTTGCTGGTAGTCCAAATCGCCAACGGCTTTTGCACACTTGTATTTCATAAGTTGCTCGCCCAACTTTGCAAGCGAATAACCCGAAAGCAAGTAACTACAACGAAACTCAATGTTACCCGTTGTTATCGCATAAATCGGTTTGCGCAAATCAATACTGAAAACCCGTTGCCACTCAAACCACTTGCGCAAAAACTGAAATTCGTATGAAAGGTTATGCACATACACAATAAGGCGTAATTTGTCATTCAGCCCTAAAACCTCGCTTACGGTCTGCATCATCGTAACAAACTCACCCCACGTGCGCCCCATTATTGTATATCCGTTTATGCCAAACTGCCAAACGTACATTATTGCGGCTTTCTCTAATTTCGCCTTGCGCCCGTTGCTGTCCTGCATACGTTGCACTTGCTCGTATGTGTACACCCGTCCGTCCTTATCACGGTAAAAACTTGTTGTTTCAATATCAAAGGCGCACGGGATATTGTAAAACCTTTCGCCCTTGCTGTTTCCGATAATGTTTTTTTCATTTACGGCACGTTGCAACACGCTTGCAATTTCGGTCGGGCTGTTTATTCTTTCTTGTAACTCAAAAGGTATTTTTTTCATAAGCCAAACTTGCCAAAGTTGCGCAAAATGCGCTCTATATCGTTTTGCATATCATCCATTGCGTCCGCAACTTCATTTGCTTGCCGCTCTATCTCTGCATCAATCGCCCGTGATATGCTTTGCGCTTCACTTTCTATTTGGGTGCTTATATCGCTTGCGCTTTGCTCCATTTCGCCCGTGAAATCCTTGTACCGCATCAAATACCGTTCCACGAAATCACTATCTGAAACGCTGTTTAACTTGCCTTGCAAGTTCCTTGCCATAAGGTTGTACTCATCGGGCGTTAAATCGTACATACGTTGCAGGTGTTGCCCGTACTGCCTTGCACCTTGCGCCGTACTGGTCGGCTGGCGTAAAAACGAAATCGCCTTGCCGTACTCAATTTTTAGGGTGTTCCAATCGCCTTTCATTGAAAACTTGGTAAACCCCTTAATATCGCCTTTGTTTAACGCTTGCACGGCTGGCGAAAGTTGTCCGCTTTGCTCTATATTCTGTATTCGGCGGTTCGCCATTTGAAAAACCCTTGCAATCTCTTTTCTATATTCGGGGCTGCTTTCCACGGCTTGCAATATCTCTTTTTTGATTTTCGCCCGTTGGGTTGCTCCAAATACAGACTTTGTAAATTTAATCTTGTAACCTAACTTTGCCATAACGCTGTTATATTAAATAGGGGTTACAAACATTGCAACCCCTACAAAGTTAAACATAACTTTCCAAACTCTTACAAGTCCACAAACGAAATAGAGTAACACTTCTTGCCGTGGCTCTCGTACTCGTAAATCGTGTACCCGACTTTGCCGTCTTTGATAGTTTGTACCGCCTCATCGTCGGCAAGTATTTCACGCACCGTTTCGGCGGTGTGGCTTGGTAGGTTCACCAACCGTTTGTTTTCCTCATCAATAATTACGGGGCTGTCGCCTAATTGTGATTTGTGGACATAAAGCCCATTGATTTTGTGTACCACATCTTTGCCGCCCTCATTTTCAGAGTTGAAAATATCGGCTAACTTGGTGTACTGAAAGTCGGTTGTGTCAATGCCAAACGTGGTCTTGTTAAATTTACTTGCAAAACTTTTCATTGTAGTAATTCTTTAATTGTTAAACTTATTGTTAATTATTCGGCTGTCTGTCCTTGCGGTTCGCCGTCAAACGGCAAAGTTTGTTCGGGGTTGGCTTGCGGCTTCAAGTCCATAAGCCACGCACGAAAGCGGTTTATTTTCATAACCGCCCGTTGGTTGCGGCATACTTCATTACACGCCATAAGGCTACCCAAAGCCGACAAAGCGGCAAACGAAAACTCGTCAAATGCGTTTCTTTTTTCTTCGTTCATTGTAGTAAACTTTATTTGTTAAACATAGTGTTATTTGCTTTTTGGAAACTTAACCGTACCACCGTGATATATGTACGTTGTATCGGTTGTTATTATCACCGCTTTACCGCTGCTTGCGCTTTCACGTTGCACGCTGCAACCCTGCAAAATTGCAGATAGAAACAACATCGCACCGCAAACGGCAAAAATAGAAACACACATTGCAACCTCTTTAATTGCTTCTTTCGGCTGCTCTTTGAAATGCTTTATTAACTCTTTCATATTTCAAATTGTTTAAGTAACACGTTGCAAAGATACAACTTTTTTCTAACATACAAGCATAAGCGCACAAATTATTTTCGTTTTAACTTTTCTTAACTCTTGGTGTTGTGTTCCACGTGAAACATTTTATTTTGTGCATCGGTGTGG